GACCGCCTGAGAGCGGCCTTGGTGGACAAGCTTGGAAAGGAGAGAGAAGCAATGGCAAAGATCAAAAACTACAATGGTAGGACAGGCATGGAGCTGTCTTATGTGGCAGTGCAGGCAACCAAACCTAAGAAAAAAGCATGGAACTGGGTAGGTATCGCTGAGACGGTTGTTGCAGGCGGTATCTGGGCGGTGGTCCTGATGATGCTTGGGGCTGCGCTTGCGGTCCAGGTGTTGTAATGGCTACATGGGAAGATCAGTGCGGTACCTGCATCAAGAAGAGTCGGTGCATGGAGAGAAGCCGCTTACAGGCATGCAGAGATTACATAAAAAAGGACCCAGGCAGCGGCAACTGCGATAGGTCCAAAAACAAAAATAATTTTACACCCTCATTATACGGAGGGAGAAGGAGAAATGCAAGATGAAGCTTTATGAATTAACAGAACAGTTTCTTGCGCTGCAGGAACTGGTGTATGACCCGGAAGTAGATGAACAGACTTTTCAGGATACAATGGAAGGTCTTTGGGGCGAGATCGAAGATAAGGCAGATGGCTATGCCAAGATCATTATGGGAATGAAGGCAGATATTGAAGCTTTAAGGGCAGAGGAAGGCCGCCTGGCTGCCAGACGGAAGGCGCTGGAGAACCGTCAGCAGGCTTTAAAGAACAACCTGGAAGCCAACATGAGGGAAATGGGCAAGACAAAGTTTAAGACGGCATTGTTCAGTTTCAATATTCAGAAAAATGGTGGTTTGCAGCCGTTGGTCATTGACGGGCTTCTGGAAGATATTCCGGGAAGGTTCCTGATCCCGCAGCCACCGGTGCCGAATAACGAGGCAATCCGGGCACTGTTAGAGAATAAAGCCGTTGAATGGGCGCACCTGGAGCCACGCGGGGAAAGCCTGAGGATACGCTGATGACATCTGATGGAAAGATCGTACCGTACCGCATGTCCGTGTTGATGGAGATCGCGGCCAAGGTGGCAAAGACAATGGTGACAGGTGCTGTGAGCCTGAGCTATGAAGAAATGGAGATCGTGCTGGACTATATCCACCTTAACATTGAGGACAGCAAGCGCAGGAATGAAGCGAGAGAAAAGGAGAACAGAGATGTTTCTGAAGATAAATGAGTTTAAGAAAGCTATGAAGTCCGCCCTGAAAACATCCGGCGGCTTAATCATTGGAAATGTAAAAGGGCATTTCCTGGTACATACAAGCCTTTGGGGCGTGTGGGTAGAAAGCGTTTATGCTACCAGTAAGTTTAAAGCAGCCATTGTGGAGCTGATCGGTGATATGCCGGAAGAAGAGACTTGTTATAGGTATCATCTGGAAGAGAAAAATCTCAAGATGGAGTACCAGATAAGATATGAGGATCCTTATGATCAGTGGAAAGAAGCAAAGGATTTTGCGTGCGAAGTGCCGTTGGCTTTTTACAGTACGCCTCATGAGCTGTCCATTTACCAGAGTAAAAGTGACAGGTCTTATATTACTGTGTTGCAGTCTTATGCAGCAGGTATGATGTCACCGTCAGAACTTGAAGCAGGTATGGAACATATGCCCGGAAGGCCGAGCGTTTCTCCTGCCGGTTCTACGCTCTACTTTAAGAGTGAGACGATGATCTATTGGATCAGTATCGTAAAAGTTCCTCAAAAGGCGGAGGATACCATATTCCGGTACTTAAGAGGGCTGGACTTCTTTGAGGATGACTGGCTTCCAAAGAAAGATGAGCAGGAAACAGAAGAGGCGGCAGAGGCGTTGCCGTATTAAGGAGGACATTATGGGATTACCAGTATTGATCTATGGAAAATCCGGCAGCGGGAAGAGCCGCAGCCTTAAGTTTTTTGATGAGGATGAGATCGTGCTTCTTAACACAGAACGGAAGGAATTACCGTTTAAGAAGCGCTTTAAGAAGACCGGTTGCAGTGATGATATCAACCGGATCATTACAACGATTAACCAGAACCCGGAAAAGACTTACGTGATCGATGATGCGGGGTATATCATGACCCACCTTTTCATGTCACAGCACAGGAATAAAAAGGGAAATGCGTCCTTTGAGATGTACGATGATATTGCGGATGCCATGTATGGCCTGGTGAAGCGGATCAAGACGGATGTGACAGCTCCGGACAAGATCGTTTACATCATGTTCCACGAAGATACGGACGATTTTGGTATCTCACGTCTCAGGACCATTGGCAAGCAGTTGGATCGGAAAGTGTGCCTGGAAGGCATGGTCACGATCTGCATCCGTTGCATGAGTGAAAATGGGAACCATTTCTTCCGGACGGTTACGGACGGATCCGATATCACAAAGACTCCGGAAGAGATGTTCCCGGAACCGGAGATCGAAAACAACCTGAAATTAGTAGATGATACCATCCGGGATTTTTATGGATGGGAAAAACATAAGAACAAGGAGGATACAAAGTCATGATAAAGAAACCAGCAGGATATGATGAGGCAGCAGCTTATACAGGGGAATCCCAGCAGCTGCCAAAAGGAAAGTATGTGTGTGTGATCAAACAGGTAGCAACCCAGACATCCAAGAACGGAAATGAGCAGTTTGTGATCCTGTTTGATGTGGCAGAGGGAGAACAGAAAGACTTTTTCCAGAAGCTCTTTAATGCGGACAAGGCCCAGAACAGTGCTAATGCAAAATGGCGTGGTGTGTTTAAGCAGAACATGGAAGGAAAAGGACTTTCCTGGTTCAAGGGGATCATCACTTCCATTGAGCGTTCCAATAACTTTACCTTCCAGTGGGATAAGGAAAACAATGAAAAAACACTGGTAGGAAAGAAATTTGGAGGGATTTTCCGGCGCAGGCAGTATGAGGCAGAAAACGGAAATCGCCCTATTGTTACAGAACTGTGGCAGATCCGCAGCGTGGCGGGCCTGGCAGATGCAGAGGTACCGGAGGATGAACTGCTCCCAGAAGGACCGGTCCAGAGGCCGGTAGAAACACCGTCTCCTGTAGGTGATGGTTTCATGAATATTCCGGAGGGCGCAGGTGATGAAGGCATCCCGTTCATGTGATCCGGAGCTTTACAGCAGGATAAAAGATGCAGTGAGTATGCAGCAGGCCGTGGAATACTGCGGCCTGCATATTTTAAACGGAAAATGCCTCTGTCCATTCCATAAGGATACCCATCCTTCCATGAAGATCTATCCCAATGGAAAAGGGTATTACTGTTTTGTCTGCGGTTCCGGTGGTGACCAAATCAAATTTGTGGCGGTCTATTACGGGATCAGTAATTATGAAGCTGCAAAGCAGCTGGCGCAGGCTTACGGGGTGCCAGTCAATGAGCCGGTGACCTACAGGGAAAAGCGGGAAGCAGACAAGAGAATACGCTATAAGCGGGAATTAGGGCAGTTTGTGCAGGAGGCAGTAAAATGGCTGACCGTGTACAGAGGACTGCTCTGTGAGGCTGTCAGGGAGCGCAATGAGCATTTCTGGGAAGGGCTTGGCAACCTGACCTATGTGGAATATCTGCTGGGGTGTCTTAAGGACTGCCCGGAAGAAGTGTATGCCGATAAGAAGGTGGTGAAAGAGATTGGAAAAGTCGAAGGACGAGTTATTAGCTGGTATATCTAAGCTGTCCGGTTTGGATCCGTTCCCGGATGAAATATTTTACCAGATCTTTGAGATAGAGGACAACGTGGAGCGGACCCAGTATGTGGAGGCGCTGCGGAAAGAAGCCGGGAAGCTAAAGCGTAGGCCGGAGTTTAACAACCTGTACCGCGCGTTCGTCCTGGACTATTCTCAGAGACAAAAGCAGACGGGAAAAGTAACACGGTTTACAGATCAGCCCATAGAGCTTAACTGTGGGGAGTGGGAGGCAACGGATATGGGAGTAAAGACCGTCCGTTATGACAAGAATGCCATGCCGGTTGCTTATTATGCCTGCAGCCATCCAATTCTCCCAGTGGAGATCTTAAAAAATGTGGATACAGCCCAGGAGCGTATATCTCTGGCTTATTTCAAGTCAGCCACCTGGCAGAAGATCACGGTAGACAGGGCTGTGTGTGCCAATGCCAATAAGATCGTGGATGCGCTCAGTCAGTTCGGGATTGAGGTGACCAGTGATAATGCCAAGAGCCTGGTACGCTATATTTCAGACTGTGTGGGGCTGAACCCGGCTACCCTGGAACCGAAAAAGTCCATCAACCGCCTTGGCTGGGTAGGGAGCAGTTTTACACCCTATGCCCAGGATATCCGGTATGAAGGAGATATGGACTATGAGGTGATCTTTCGGAATGTGGCCCAGAAAGGCGATTTTGGTGCCTGGAAGACACTTTGTAAGGATCTGCGTAAAAATATACCCCTGCGCATGATGATGGCCGCCAGCTTTGCTTCCGTACTTCTGGAACCTCTTAAGGTATTGCCGTTTGTATTGCATTTATGGGGAACGACCGGAACCGGAAAGACAGTAGCGCTCATGGTGGCAATGTCCATCTGGGGTAATCCCAAAATGGGTGGCCTGGTAAAGACCATGAACATGACAAAGAATGCCATTATGCGCAATGCCGCATTTTTATGCAGTATCCCTTTTGCCGGAGATGAGCTGCAGACCATAAAGGATAAATGGCAGGGGAATTTCGACCAACTGATCTACCAGATCACGGAAGGTGTGGATCGTGGCCGTGCCAGGGCCTATGGCGGAGTGGAGGATACCAAGACTTGGAAGAATAGTTTTATCTTTACAGGCGAGGAACCGATCACAAAGGTAAATTCCGGCGGAGGTTCCAAGAACCGTGTAATCGAGATCGCCATTGACGGACCTCTGATCGAAGACGGTCATTATGTCAGCAGCGTGGTCCAGGAGCATTATGGATACGCAGGACGGAAGTTTGTGGAGTACATACAGGAAACGGACTTAAACCGGATCATGGACCGGTACCGGGAAATATTTGAGCAGTTATGTAAGCTGGATACAACGGATAAACAGGCAATGGCAATGTCTTGTATGTTGCTGGCCGATGAGATCGCAGTGAAGCTTTTCTTTCCAGAAGAGCGGGCTTTACAGGTCAGCCAGGTAAAACAATACCTGCAGAGTAACTTTGATGTGGATGTGGCGGAACGTGCCTACCAGCAGGTACTCAACTGGGCAGCCAAGAACCCAGTACGTTTTGAGGATCCCAAGGCAGATAATTCCCCCAATAAAGGGGAGGTCTGGGGCAAGATCGATGAGGACAAGCTGATCGTGAACCGTGACGTGCTTCTGGCGTTCCTGGACCAGAATGGGTTTGATTATACAGCGGTAAGTAAGAAATGGTCAGAAAAAGGGTACCTGGTGCGTAATTCCCAGGGGAAATTTATCCATAGTACAAAAGTGTATGGGATCAAGTCCAGTTATATTAAGTTTAGGCTGCCGCAGGATGATGACGTAACAGATAAAGATGGATTTATGTCAGTTGAGAGTGATGATCAGGAGGCTCTTCCCTTTGATTAGGGTCTAACCTGGTCTAACCTAAAAAAAATTTAGGTTAGACTCTGAAATCCGCATAAACACTGGCTTTTTTATATATAGTCTAACCTGTCTAACCAGTCTAACCTGTTTTTAATATCTCGTAACGTAGGAAAAAGTTATTGTAGAAAATTTAACGTTAAATATATCACAATATTAAAATTTCCTTAAAAATGTTGGTATATGCAACCGGATTTTTGGTTAGACGGTTAGACCATTAAGTAAATCAAGGGTTTGCGGGCATTTCTGAGGTTAGATTTTGGTTAGCTTATCCCGCAAAAAGGTTAGACCATGGCAGAAAAGGAGATAAAAACAGATGAAAATGAGTAATAAATCAGCCGGAACACAGTTTGAAAGAGAATTTGCAGCCCGGCTGGCAGCGGAAGGCTTCTGGGTCCACCGCTTCCAGGATAACAAGAATGGACAGCCCTGTGATGTGATCGCTGCAAGGAACGGGGAAGCGTACCTGTTTGACTGTAAGGACTGCAAAACGGATACATTCAGCCTGAGAAGAGTGGAAGAAAACCAGTTCAATGCAATGAGGCTGTTTGATACAACAGGAAACCGGCGTGGGATGTTCGCGATCCGGTATCCGGATCAGAAGATCTACCTGGTGGATTATGAGATCGTCAAGATTATCCGAAACAATGGGAAGAGCAGTATTCCAAGGCACTTGATCGGAATGTATGGAAGGACGTTGGAAGACTGGCTGGATGATCTTGCAGTAATGGGGGATAAAAAGAACAATGGTTGTAGAGATTGGATCTGAGATACGGATCAGGGACGCTTCCAAGGAACTGTATGACTGGGCGCAGGAAAATTTGATCATCCCTAACCCGCAGTACCGAGAAAGGGAACGCAGAGGGCTTTGGGTAGGAAATACACCGAAGTATCTCTGGCTCTATCATGTGGATGGTTCAGACTTGATCGTTCCTACCGGAGTAGGAAAGCAGGTAAGGCAGTTCCTTTCAGAGAAGGATCAGATATATGTTCATTTAGCTGATAATGGGCTTTTAGACTATAAAGGTACCATTCCCCTGTATGACTACCAGAAAGAGGCAGTAGAAGTCATGCAGCGTACCAGCTGCGGGATTTTACAAAGCCCCTGCGGATCAGGAAAGACACAGATGGGGATTGCCCTGGCTGCTGAGCTTGGCCGCAAGGTATTGTGGGTCACTCATACGCAGGATTTGCTAATCCAGTCAAAGACCAGGGCGGAACAGTATTTTTCTTCTGAAACGCTGGGAACGATCACTGCCGGGAAAGCCCAGGTTGGCAGCCATATAACATTTGCCACAGTCCAGACCCTGTGTAAGATGGACCTGGAACAGTTCCGGTATACATGGGATGTGGTGATTGTGGATGAGTGCCACCGACTGGCAGGATCACCAACACAGGTGACGATGTTTTACAAGGTGATGAACAGCCTGGCTGCAAGGCATAAATATGGCCTGTCAGCTACCGTACATCGTTCTGACGGGATGATAAAAAGTACCTTTGCTGTTTTAGGACCTGTAATCTATAAAGTGCCAGATGAGGCAGTAGCGGATAAGACCATGCAGGTGCGGATCCTGCAGAGAAATACAGATATAACCGTCAGCCGCAGCTGTCTGGATACAGATGGGACCCTGGATTATAACGAACTGCTTTCTTATCTTGGAGGAAACAGGGAGAGAAATGAGATGATCGTTAAGGACCTGGTAAGCCAGAAGGGACATTCCTGTTTAATTCTGGCAAGCAGGCTGGAACAGCTGCGAAATATCAGGGATCTGCTTCCGGATGAGCTGCGAAGCGTTTCTGCCATGATCGATGGCAGTATGACCAGCAAGAAGGGAAAGTCAGAAAGGGAGACTGCAATCGAAGATATGAGGACCGGAAGAAAGAAGATCCTGTTTGCATCCTTTGGTCTGGCAAAAGAAGGTCTGGATATCCCAAGGCTTGATCGACTGTTTTTGGTATCCCCGCAGAAAGACTATGCAGTAGTTACGCAGTCCGTTGGACGGATTGCCAGAAAGGCAGACGGAAAGACAGATGCCGTGTGTTATGACTACGTGGACGATATTCAGTTTTGCGAAAACCAGTTTAAACGGCGCAAGACTCATTACAGAAAGGCAGGGTGTATCTTATGACGAGGAATGAAGAACAGGCAGTGCTTGCGAAAGGTGTCTGGTGTGACTCATATAACTTTTATCTGAAATATCATGGCCGTCCTGCTGATCCGGGCTTCTGGGAAGAGGCCACGGCAGACTTTGGAAAGATCATGAAGAAATACGAGGGCGCTACAGTGTGCGGCCGGTTGATGTTAGCTGCATTTAGTCTTTTGGAGGAGGAAACCAGATGAATGATCTGAAGAAAGTATCCGTCCCAATCTGCTGTATCTGCCAGAAAGTAATCAATGGAGATGCAGAGTGGATCAGGACAAAGAGAGGGACGGTGTTGTACATGCATAGAGAGTGCGTGAGAAAGGGGAAAGACGATGGATACAATATGTCGTAGGGATATAAAGCTAAGTGATTATAATATTTCAAGAGCGAAATACAATGAGCTTAAGTATTTTTGCATTCAGTACGCTGAAAAGAAGCAGAAGCTCCAGAATGCGTATGGGTTAAAGGCAACAGTGAATGATGGCATGCCTAAGAGCAACCTGTCAGGTGACTCTACGGCCCAGGAAGCAGTCCGAAATGCTATGATGCAGGAAGATATCCAACTCATTGAGGAAACCGCCAGAAAAGCCTCTCCTGAGATTTACAAGTGGATTTTGAGAAATGTTACAGAGGGAACACCATACGAATGGATGGATGTTCCGGTAGGACGAAGGCAGTTTTATGAATACCGCAGATATTTTTTCTATCTGCTGGCGCAGAAAAGATAGTTTATAAAAATTTTATAATTATTGTATTGGTGTGAATATGC